CCCATGTGATGTGATAGTCACGGCCAGTAATCAATCTGCGCCATGCGGCCGCATATTCGGGCGAGACCAGAAAGGCTAAGACCGCCTCCTGTACCAAAACAGGAAAACGGTCCGTCGCCTGACTGAGATCGAACGAATAATACGGTCCCTTAGGAGGTAGGGTGGCTCTGAAGCTCCCTTGGTTAAAAGTACAGTCAGGCTTCAGCCCCCTCAAAAGGCCCATAAGGGCCAGATGAAGAGGGTAAAGAGCTGACTGCGACCAATAATCAAGGATAGCAACGATTCTACACTTGGCTTCCTTATCTTTGACCATTGATAACTTGGCGCTTCGGCCCATGGGTCGGAGTTTTACTTCCTTCCCACGGACCTTGGTGTCAAGCATCGATAGCCATCGATCTGGGACCAGTGAGGATCGTATGGTTTCAATCAATTGGATGATTCCATCTCCCCCCAGAACGCGCAGATCGCTAATCTGCTCGTCTGTGAGAAGGTGGGCATCCTCTATTGAACCTACCAGAGCCTGGGCGTTCGGACCTGCTTTGGTTGAGGCGTGACACTCGCTCCATACGGGGCGAGGGAGACTCAGACCTAGATCCGCTACCGTGCCAATGAGGTCGTCTCGCAAACGCGATGACATATGACCACCAAAGGGACGAGTAACCGGATCGAGGTCGGGTCTCTTCCAGCCAGGTAATAACCGGGAATAACCCAAAAGGGTTAAACCTAGTCTTACCTTGGGTGGATCACGTTCTCGGAAGAGTTCGACGAGAGGTATCCCCTTTGGGAGTCCCTCTTTGTCTAGCTCAACCCCAAAGCCTGGTGAGTCCTTAAGCGGGGAAGCGCACAGGTAACGGGTAGAGGCCAACCGGACGGATTTAATCCATCCGATGGTCTCAACCGTTCCTCGTGTTTCCGCTCGCGAAAGGACCACACTAGTCCATGAACGGACCAAACCCTCATCATACTCAACGTTAAGATATACCTTCGCAAGTAGTCGGATGACTATTTGCGCGAGGGTTAACCTTAATTTGAGCATAATGATGTAGATAACCA